CTCATTATGAATAACTCTACCCAGTACCCTACGCTGTGACGCAAGAGACTTCATCATAGTCTCATGAGTCACATTTTTTAGATTCTTTTTACTCTTGTCGCCAGGTAGATCCATTAGCTACTGTTTTGCTGTTGCTGTTTGAGTTTCTCTTCCTCAAGATGTGCTTTCAATAGTGCAACATAAATGTCCCGCTCCCACGGCATCATATTTTCAATTTCCGTTAATGAATATTTATGGTACTGCATTAACGCAAAATTTAACTTATAAAAATTCTCTAGATCTATATGGGATAGGGCTACCCGAAAAAACTTGATAGTCCTTCCAGCACCACTGTACTCTTAACACCAGTCTTGGGATTAGTAACTGATACTTCATGAGATAATTTAGGCATTGTCTCAAAGAATCCCTCAAGTAATTTAAACTGAGCAGAATTCATTTGATCCAAGAACTCCATCACTTCCTTTTTACTACAATCCTTAGTTGACCAAGCTTCTTCACCTTGAACAATAGTATCAATACAAGATCCAATTAATTCAAAGGATTGATTTAGATTGGAACTCTTATCATCAAAATCAAAGTTTTGATTAATAAATTCATCAAGAGATGGATACTTCATTACCATTGATATGGTGTCATCTAATTTAATTTCTTTAGTATGCTTCTCGTCTTTAATGACATGAATGTCATCTATATAAATTTTGGTGGGAACATATGTCTTCTCATCATCAGGACATATAATATTCACATCCAATTCTTCACCAACAGACTTACCTCTTATATTAAGGAACAAATATTCAATATCAAAAGTAGGAAGTGATTCTACTTTAACTCCTTTTGTAAGAATACATGCTTTAATAACTGTTTTAATAGCAGTAGTAATCTGTTTTGTATCTTCGCTCTCTAGTGCTAAAACTAGAAGTTTTTCTTCTCTAACTAAAAAAGGTCTATATTGTATACTCTTTTCAGTAGAAGGTAACACCAACTCATAAGTTGGGGTACTAATCTTGGGTAAAGGCATAATCTATGCAATTCAGTATATTATATATAAGGGTTTTCTTAACTTCTTTTAAATTGGGGTAAGAAGAAGTCACCCATTAATTCACCACCAAATCTACGTAAGTTAAATTCGTTAAACTCTGGATTACCATCAGCCTTTTGATCTCTTCCAGATGTAGCAACTTGTTTAGAAGTATTCTCAGTAACAAAATACCTTGTATAAGTCATGGATACTGTAGTCTTCAGCAAACTAGAACCCTCATAAGATAATGGAGATGAACTTATTTGTTTTGGATAAGCATCTACAAAATGATACTCTATTAGATTAGATGCAGGTTCCTCTCTTTTTGGATGAGTCCAACCCATATCTCTTTCATACTTAACAATATTCAATTTAGTTCTATATCCAGTATCACCACCAGGATATTTTGCTCTCATAACAATATTACCCTCATCTAACTCCTGCATATTACCATTTTTATCAATCTCACCAGTAATATACTTCATCCAATAATCAAAGAATCTAATTTGTTTATATCCACTATTAACAGTAACTAAGAATGTAAAATCTATTGTTTCATCATACATTCTTCTATAACCATGTCTCTCAGTAACACCAGCATAATCATTCTGCTGTTCTAATGTAGCAATACTAGATCCTGGTAAAGATGCCTCTTGACAAGACAACTCAAGAAGTTCCCCATCAAATAATGCAGGGTTTTGTTGTTGTATAAATCTTGGTAAAGGAAATACTACAGAATAAAATGATGATAAGGACGGATTCATAATCCGTTCTTTTAATTTATTCATCCTAACGCCAGGATTGATTGGCGGTAAACTTGCCATCTAAATATTAATAATTAGTCTATTAATACATATTTATACTAGATGAATGAGAGTGTAAAAAGCAGGTACAGACCAAAGAACCCTGCTAAGTACAAAGGAAACCCAAATAATATCATTTGTAGAAGCAATTGGGAGAAGAAATTCTGCCAATGGTGCGATACTAATGAGAGTATTATCCTATGGGCAAGTGAAGAATTCTCTATCCCATATCGTTCACCTTTAGATAATAGAGTTCACCAATATTACCCAGACTTCCTTATTAAAGTTAAAGAAGGGAATGGTTCTATAAGAGATTATGTAATAGAAGTAAAACCTAAAAGACAGTGTAGTCCACCAAAGAAAAAATCTAAAGTAACAAAGGGATATATCTATGAGTCTAAAGAATATGCTAAAAACCAAGCAAAATGGGAAGCAGCACAAGAATGGTGTAAAGATAGAAGACTAATATTTAAAGTTATAACCGAAGACGAACTAGGAATAAAATACAAATGACACTCTTTAGTGAAATAGATAATCAATTCTCAGATAAGGATGGTAGAACACCATTCTTCTATAGGAGAGCGTTTAGAGGATTAGTCACATCATATGCAAACAATCCTCGTAAATTTATAACAGACGAAAAGAAGGATCGTGAAGGTGCAGACGAGAATCTTCTTAGAAGAGTGCCAAAAATGGGACATTTAATGATGTTCCAATATCAAACAGAATCAAAAAATTTAAAAGTATATGATGAATATCCATTGGTGTATATTGTATCAATAGAGGGTAGAAGTTTTACTGGATGTAATCTACATTATATACATCCAATAAAAAGAGAATTGGTTGTAGAAAACCTAAAAGAAGGTAGATTAAATTTACCTCGCAACTCCGTGTCTAAATATAGTATGGCGAATGTAGGTCCACTATTAGATATTGCAAAAAGTGAATGGACAAATGCATCAAATCTTCCTATAGAAGAATTTGTATCTATTAAAGATGGTAAAAAACAACGTCTTATGACTAATAAGGTTTGGGATGAAACCAACAAAACATTTAGAGATATGATTAGAGGCGTTAGGAGATACCAAGGATACGGCAAAAATGACTCAGACTTTAGGTAATAATGGCTAAAGAAAAAGCAGTAGTAAAAACTGGAGTGGATGGAAGAGAGGTTTACGAATCTCCTTCATTTCCAATGAACTATACTCAAATGGTTGGGTCTAGTAATACTTTGCTTGGGCCAATACCAAAAGTCCAAAACAAAAAAGTAAAGGTAGAATTTGATCCAAATTTTAAAACAACAAAAATATACGAACAACGTATTGATTCAGATGGTGTAGGACAACAATTGAATTCTGATGACTTGATGGCATCAGTTGGTCAGGATGGTAAATATACAGATATAAACATAGATAAATTTCCAGGTCTTGATCAAGCATTAGCAAATAAAAATTCTATAGCAAACAAAGTATTAGCAAAACAAATAATTAATACCTTCCAAGAAGGATTTGAAGCAAAGAATGGTAGACCTCCAACTCAAGCAGAAACAGAAGAAGGTATAGGTAGAGAAGCAGAGAATTACTTTAAAGCAGCAGCAGTTCCAGACAAATTCCAACCAGGAGGTAAAAAAGAAGATCCAAACTCTAATGATCTCTCTTCAGACCAACCTTCATCAGGAACGGTAAGCAGTGTTCCTATTACTGGAAGATCTAAGATCAAAGGTAAAATGGCAAAACCTGTCAATGGTGGTGACGATCTATTTTATCCACTAGATAGGTCTGAAAATATGGACTATATCTCATTTGTTGCTCTTGAATATTCTGCAAGACAGATCAACAATGATGATAGTGGATTCTCATTTGGTTCTAGAGAAACTAAAAAAATAGGTGGTAGTGTTGCACTACCTATTCAATCTGGTATTGCAGATTCATTCTCTACTGGATGGAATGAAGATACTATGAACCCTCTACAAGCAGAGGGTGCAAAACTCGCTAAGGGAGCGATGAATGATCAAATGAAGGATGCCCTACAAAATACAGCAAATAATTTACAAGGTGCTGAAAGTGAAATGAGCACCATGATTGAGAACGTATTTGCTGGTGAAGCAGTTGGAGCAAATGTTCTAACAAGGATGACTGGTGGAATAATGAACCCTAATCTAGAGTTACTATTCCAAGCACCACAATTAAGACCCTTTAATTTTAATTTTAGACTAACTCCTAGAAGTGCAGATGAAGGTAAAGTAGTTAAAAAGATTATAAAGTTCTTTAAACAAAATATGGCTCCTCAACAAGAAGAGACTAAATTATTTTTAAAGACACCAAACGTATTCAATATTGAATACAAACATAGAGCAGATAACCACCCAGGACTAAATGCTATTAAAGGTCCATGTGCTTTAACAGCAATGAACGTTGACTATACTTCAGAAGGAACTTATATGACTTTTGAAGATGGTACTATGATCTCATATGTAATGTCACTATCCTTTATGGAACTTGAACCAGTTTACAATTCTGATTATGATAAATTCGGTGAAGACGAAATAGGATTCTAAAACAATGCCAACTTATTTTAGGGGAATACCCAATTTTCAATATATCAGTAGAGATCCGAAGTATGGAACTTCTTTGGATGACTATGTTATTGTCAAGAATCTATTCAAAAGAGGTAAATTAAGATCAGACATCTTTGAGAACTTAGCGTTCTTTGAGAAGTACACCATAGAAGGTGATGATAGACCAGATAATGTAGCAGACAAACTATATGGAGATCCAACTCTTGATTGGGTTGTTCTACAAGCAAACAATATATTAAACGTATATGAAGAATGGCCTAAAACTCAAATCGCATTTGATAAATTTTGTATAGAAAAATATCAAACCTATGATAACTTATATGGTGGAATACATCATTATGAAACATTAGAACATACTGATACTGAAGGTATTATAATACTTCCTGCTGGTAAAATAGTTACTAAGAGTTTTTATGATGCTCCTGAATATGCAGTAGAGACTGATCCAGATATTAATCTTCCCACTTTAATTCCAGGAGTATATGCTGAAGGAACTGCAACAGTAGGTGGTTCTGATGGTAAAGTTACAGGTTTATTCATCACAGGTCCAGGTGCAGGTTACACAGATATTGGTGGTGTAACTATATCTGCTCCTGGTGCTGCTACTACTGCAACTGCAACATGTGCTTTAAATGCTCCTCCAGATGATATGGAGGTTGGACAAGTAACTATTATTAATTCTGGTCAGGCATATACATATCAACCTGGAGTTACATTTAGTGATCCAAAAGAAACTGTAGCAGGTATTCTAACTGCTACTGTGGGTGTTGGTACTACTAATAGTGGTCAATTAGCAATGGTATCTATTGCTAATTCTGGAGATGGATATAACTTTACTCCTATAGTCACAATTGCACCTCCACCAGATCCTATAGGTAATGCAATATACGTTGGTATATCAACTTATCAATTACCAGCAGGATTTGAAGGTATGCATATAAGTCCAGCAGGTGATAGAGCATACATGGCATTTGGATCATTAGGATATACTGTTGGTGAGATCCATGAATGGGTTTTATCTACACCTTGGGATCTAAACACTGCTGTATTAGACAATATAAAAATATTAAACTTTACACTAACATTTACATATGCTACTGGTGTTGATTTTAAACCAGATGGTAAAACAATGTATGTCTCTGGTCAGACATCTTCTGGATTTAAAGTAGCACAATATTCATTATCAACTGCATGGGATCTTGGTAGCACAGTAACCTATGTTACTAGTATATCAACTGTAAGTCCTTCAGGAGTTAGATTCCAAGATAATGGAAGTCATATGTTCCTTATGGATACAGATAATCCAGATACTATTAGAAAATATGAATTAATTACACCTTGGCTTATATCATCAGCAATCAGTACTCCAGTACAAACAATAAACATTGGTACTCTTTGCAATAGTGAGTCATCTTCTAATGCATTCAATTTTAAAGATGATGGATCAGAACTTTATATAAGTGGTTTAGATAATGCATCAGTCTATATTCTTACATGTGGAACAAACTGGGATCTTAACACATTAACATTAAAAGGAACATTAAACGTATCATCTAAAGATAGTAATCCATTAGATGCCTTTACAAATCCAACATCAACTAGATTTATAGTCGCTGGTGGAACTGGAAGATATATACACACCTATAATATAGATTTAACGGCAAAAGCAACAGTATCATTAGTTGGTGAGAATCTTGCTGTAACTGCTATATCAAATCCTGGTGGAACTTATGATCCAATAAATCCACCAGTCATAACAGTTCAACCACCAACTCCTCATAGAAGAGCAACTGGTTACACCCTAATTAATGATGGTAAGGTAACAGATATTGTTATGCAAGATAGAGGATATAATTATAGATCTGCACCAACTATTGAAATTGCTCCACCAACACAACCTATAACAGCAACAGCAACCGTTAAAACAGAAAATGGAAACGTTGTTGATATATTCATAGGAAATCCTGGATCTGGTTATTATGATCCACCAACACTAACATTCAGTGAACCTGGTCCTCTTTATATGCCACAAAAGAATGAAGTATTTGAAAGAGATGGACAAGAATGGACATATGATGGATATAACTGGAGAAAACGTCTATCCTTTGGAGTTATATACAATGATCCAAATATTGAATCTCTAGTAGAGAAGGGTGGTAAGGATGTATCCAAATCTGTTACTAATATTGAATATGAACAACAAATAGAAGATAAGAAAAGAGAAATTTACGTTCTAAAAGGACGATTCCTTGGTATTATCTTAGATGACCAAGAAGCTGAATCAGAATATAAAAAAGGTTCTGAACAGTATGTGTCCAGAACCCTTAAGAAGGGGGATAATCCCCGATTATATGAATAAGTTAACTCTCTGCGAGTTTTTGGAAATAACTCATAGCATCATCATCTTCATCATTTGAAGCTGCTGGAGCGGCAGATACTGCCTCTTCTGCTGCTTTGCGAGAAGCGAAGTCTGGTTTATAAGAACCACGAGCATCATCTTCATCACGCACCTCTACGTCTACACGAGCAGGTGCTTTTTTAACGCCAAGAACATAGTCTAAACGCTTCTTCAAATCTTCATAAGACTTGAATTGATCAGCAGCGACTAATGCCTGAAGTGAGTATTCATTCTTCCAAATTGCTTCCATTGCATCATCATCTTTCAATAATGGAGCAGGAGTTGCAAATTCAGACTTATCATAATTCCAATATCCATCAACCTTGCGAATCTTTAATTTAAAGTCCGCACCTTGCCAAAAATCAAATGGATTGATAGGTGACTCATCTTCAAATTCTGGTTGCATTGCTGCCATGATCTTATCAAAGATCTTTGCACCAAATTTATAAAGATACACCTTACCCTCACTAGCAGGGTTAGCAGGATCTTTTACGACGTAGATATTAGCGTAGTAAGAAAGCTTACGCTTCTGTCTACGAACAATTGCTTTGTCGTCTTCATTACCACTATTCCATAATTCTCTATTATGCTCAGATACTGGATCTTTACCACCAATTGTGGTCAAAGAGTTCTCAATATACCATCCACCTGGTCCTTGGAACCCATGTGAGTACATTTTTACCCAAGGTAGATCTTCACCGTCTGGAGCAGGTAGGAATCTGATAACAGCATAACCATTACCTGTTTTATCCATCTCTGGTTTCCAGAGTCTTTCGTCCTGATTTCCAGAACCACTATTCATCTTTTCTACTTCCTTTACTAATTTCTGAGTAAGGGAACCCAAAGATGATTGCTTTTTTAAACTAGCAAATGACATACGTATTCTCCGTATTTGTTTGTATTCGGCTTGTGTGTATCCTTTTAAGGCAATTGCTGCAGGATACGTACAGTATAATGCAATTGCCGTGAAAGTCAACTATTGAACTTGCTTCTTCATTTGACTTATAAGCTTCTCCAT